CTACCGTACCCCGCAAGAGTCAGGATCTGGTCGAAAAGGGGGATTGAGGTGATGTCGAACAGCGTTCCATCGTCGTCAATCAGCTCGGAGATGCAGATCGAGACCGAACCGGACAGAATCATGATGCCGCGCTCCGTCGCAAAGAGGACGGCGTTATCAAGCTGGGTGATGCTGTCCGGCCCAAGAGCGACATCCCTCGTGATGGGTTGCCTGGCGGAGAAGGTGCCGGTCGCGGAGACCTCCATCGCCCACACGCCATCCTCAGAGAAAACATAGAGCGGGAACTGACCGAACTGACCTTCTGAGAGCGCCTTCGCCGCCGTCGACAGGCCGATAATGCGGCCGGTGCCAACAGTTGATATGCCCAGGAGCGGGAAGAAAAACGGGTTGCCGACCTCCGATGTGTACAGTTTGTTCGGTATGTCGACGTTACGGTCCGTGGATGCCTCCGGTTCCTCAGAGAGGATGTCATTCTGTAACCATGCATCCGAGAAACGCCCCACGTAGACGGCTCCGTTGAGGAAGTCATGGGACCTCAGCGGGAACTCCCAGCAGAATTCTCCTCGTTTGGCGACGACCTTGTAGGCGGCCGTCGACGGGTAGTAGAAATAGAGCAGCGGGATGCCGAATGCTATAATACCTTCGACCGACATGGAATCCTTAACGATGATCGTCCTTCCGTCCTTCTTGATATAGACATAGAAGGAGACGGCATAAGTCTCGTCATATGTGTCGACGGGGTTTCCTCCGCTTTCCGGATAGTATAGATAACCGTTCGAGTACGGCAGCATGGAGAAGGAGTCGAACCCCTGGAAGAGGTTCTTCGCAAGGTTTGCGAGGTTGATTCTCTGGTTATAGACGAACGACGTGCCGGCGAGCAGGCTGTCGTGGCTGTCGTAATCGTCGGTCATTACTTCCCTGTTGACAAGGGACTGAAGATAGTCGTTCGGGACACCGACCGGACCGCGCTCCTGCGACAGCTCGTCGAGCGGGATGGACTTCAGGAGGTAGAAGTTGGAACAGGACCTGATCTCGTCGAGGAAGGCATCATCGCTCTTTGACGGAAGGACGGCATACGCTCCGACGTCAATACGATTTTCGATTGGCTCGTGATGTCTAAGGTAATACGACTGTGCCAGCGTGTAGCGCTGGTAATAATCCCCTGCCATGGTGTACGACAGTGACCACATCTCTTTGGGGCAGGGTCCGATCTGCTTTACCTCGCCCGCCTGGTCGTACTTGTATAGCGGCGCAGAGACGAACACGTCCACCGAGGTGACGATGTCCTTCCAGTCCATCAGCTTCAGCCACATGGCGGCATTGAGGGACGCCTGGTATTCGAGCTCGTGGACCATGCCGATCACCTTCGTCTGCGCGGACGAGCTGTTTCCGAATATCGACGCGACTGGTGTCACGTCCGAGGCGCACGGCATGAAGATCGGCGCTGAATGATGAACCAGCGTACCGTCGAACAGGCGAAGCGCATAGCGGACGAAGAAAGGCATGATAAACTTGCCGTCATTCGTCGCGTTGTCGGCGATGAACTTGTTGACCGTCGACATCACGGCCGAGGTGATCACGGCCGAGTTAGCGTCCGACAGGTCCACGTTTCCCGACTGCGCGGCCGTCCAAGTATCGCTATATATATCCTCGGCAAAAGCAAACTCATGGTAGTCCGATTCGACCAGCTCGCCGTGGAGACTGAACGAGAGCGATATCTCCGGCAGATTGGAGCCAAGCGTGGCGTATGTCTCGCTCTCCTCCTTCCACAGGAAATAGAACACCCCAGCATTCGTGAGCACCACCAGCGTATTCCCGACGGACGAGACGTCAGTAACGGTCGTCTGTCCGAAGGTGTATATCTCCTGTAAATCCGACAGGCCCGCGTCCAACGTCGCCGCCCAGTAGAGCTTCCCGCCAGGGTTGTATCTCTGTAAGATGATCTTATGGGTGAACTTGGTCGTCTTGTGGACATGAATGACCCCCATGCGCGGGATGTTATGGGCCTCGCTCACCTCGGTCGGACCCGGTACGGGTCTGAGGGAGCCGCGGTCCTTGATGACACCCAGAGAGAGCGCGAGGTCTCCGTCCGGACATTCATAGTCGGACGGCTGGGCCGTGTGTCCGTTGAATTTCAGCTCCTGTTTCATAGGCTATCACCAGGGATGCAGCGGACGGAGCTTCTTCCCCATCCGGAAGTTCTTTGCGATGTTAAGCTGTCGCAGAGATTCGTCGGCCTTGGTCCTCCAGATAGATGCCTTCTCCGGATAGGTGATGGAGAGCCAGTCTTCCATGACACGATCCACGAGGAGCTCATGGATGACGTTCTCCAGATAGGTCTGGGTCGTCTTCGAGAACTTCTCCGGCACGGTCATTTCGATCGTGTAATAGGGGACCTCAACGAGCGTGTCGATACGTGACTCGCCGTTCTCGGCCTCCACCTTCGTGTACGGATACAGCGCTTCCCGGACTTTGGATATGGTCAGGTTAAGGACGCGGGTGACTCGGTCCACGTTACCGTCCTCGGCGATGTCTTGCACCTGGTGCCGGTCGTGCTCGTCTTCGGTTCGCATCGTGTCGCCGAGGACGAAGCCCAGGTTGGCGCAGTCATACAGAAGCTCGGACCGCTTGAACACGAGGGTAACGGTCTTCGTCTGGACGTTCTTCTTGCAGCAGCACGGCATCTTGATTACGATGGGTTAGGGAGTGGGAGTGACGCGGGTTGGACGGACGCGCTTGGAGATGGCCTCACGGACCTGGGTGATATTGGCCCCGGCAAGGGTGAGGTAGTCCGCAGCATCGGTCTTGTTGGTGATGGTGAACCATTCGGCGATGGCCGTGTTCACTATATACTGGTGACATCCCGTGGCGACGGCATCGGCGGTCGCCTGGTTGTAGTTGGACGGGAGAACGAGCGTGACCGTGAGGTCGGAGCTGTCCGAGATCTGGATGTCGTTCGCAGTGGTCTGCGAGGAAATGATGTACTCGGAGAGACGCACCTTGAGGGTAGCGAAGGCATTGCCGATGGAACGGAGCACCTGGTTTGCATGCTCCTCGTCCTCGTTGTTCTGCATGTTGGCCACCTCCTCGAAGTTCTGTCCGTTCTGACGGCTCTGGCCGGTAAGCCAGGTCTTGTTCCGGATCTCGTACAGGAGCTCCGAAATCTTGAGAGTTACAGAAAGATTCTTCCTTGCCATAGCGATTGTCTTTATTCGGCCGGCACGAGCCGGACAGGTTTCTTGCGGAAATAGATCTTGCTCTTGATGTCCATGACCATGCTTGCCGCCGTGGCCATATAGGTCTCGGCCTCTTCCTTGTTGGCGAACTTGTACCAGTTCCCGACGATGAAATTCGTGAAGTAGGAGAACATCGAGCTTTCGACGGATCCGTTCAGGTTCTCGTCATAGGAGGATGACAGCTCAAGGCTCACCACGTAGTTCCGGGTGAGGTCGACGCAGTGCAGGGGAGAAGTGTCCGACACGGAGACCAGGAACGGCTTGAGCACGTCGGTCAGCCCGTTCGCCGCCTCGTTGAAGAATCGCTCCAGCATCATCCGGTCCTCGTCGGTCGTGAAGATGCGGGCATAGTCTTCACCGGACATCTTGATGCCGGTGTAGCTGGTCGTCTTGGCGACCTCGTTGTAAACCTCGGCCTTTGGAACCGTGAACGTCGCGGAAATCATAGTGACACAAATATATACCAATCAATGTGCGATGGTTTTTTATCTGTTTACCATACGGAAGAAGGGCACCGGGCACCCGGCCCGACACCCTTCCACTGACAGATGTCGAGTTACAGGCTATCCGTTCAGGTAGTGCCAGATCTTGGAGTCCGGCCACCGGGCATCCTCGTCCAGGAGCCAGTTCACGGCCATCTCCACCAGCTTGGCGTTCCGTTCCTTCTCGGTGATGTTGGGGAACCAGCGTCCGAGCAGGCACCAGTTGTCGGAGGCGAGCATGTTCATCGTGACGGCGAAGTCCCAGATGTTGTAGTCCAGGATCTCGTCCTTCACGCCCTCGTATGCCTCCTCGATGGCCGACATGGGCCAGTAGGGTGCGTGTCTCTGGTTGTCGTCCTTGTCGGTGAAGAACATGGCTTCGATGTCCTCGTGGGCGAATTCCTCGTTATAGTGGCCACCGGACATCGAACAGTACACCTTGCGGATGAGGGCCTTCCTGTCACACTGTGACATGGAGTTTTCGACGGCATCGGAAACCAGGGAGAGGGTCTTCCACATCATATCCTCTCCCTTTCCGGTGCTGTACTTCTTGGTGAGTTCATAGAGTGTCATAAGGCTGTCATTTACATTTGGGACACCTCATCGGTTGCGGAGGGCGCATCGGGACAGTCCGGACCGGGGCCGGCATCCGCGGGGGTGTCTTGGGTTTCGGTGATTGATTCATAGATCGAATTGTAAAGGAGTGCGAGCGCATCGTAGGCAAGCGCAATCCACTGGGCGACGTAGGCGCAGATGAAGGAGGCCGCGACCGACACGATGACACCTCGCTCCGTCAGGATGCAGTACGCCAGCACGGACCAGAAGCTGACGCACTTGGGACAGGACGCAATCACGGAGCGGAGATGAATAACCTCCTGGATTGCGGCCGAGAGCCCCATCTGGACGAAGAGAACGGCGCTCACCGTTATCAGTGCGACCTCCCGTACCATACTACGCCGTGGCGAGATTGAACGAGCCGACGATGGACTCCGCGTTGGTGATGGAGCAGCAGTCGCGGAGGTTGGTCGGAGCGGCGATGGTCTCGCCCGCGGTGACCGTCGGAGCGGTGGCAGAGGACACGGGCACGGAGACGGTGGCCCAGATGTTCTCCGTGACGGGGCAGTTGCAGCCGCATCCGCAGGATCCCTGTCCGTTGCGGTAGGGCATGTAGGTGACGGTGCCGGTGATCAGGATGTCCTGGACGTAGGCATCGTTGCCCACCGACTGAGGGGCACCGACCGCCTTGAAACTGAGGTTGGCGGTGACCGGGTATGCTCCGTTCGCACAGAGCTTGCGGTTGCCGCAGTTGTAGTGAGTCAGGTCCACCACGTAGGTCGCGTTGGTGGCCGTCGCACCCGGAGCCGGGATGCATGTGTTGACAAAGGTCTGTCCGTTGTAGTTCATGACTTGGAGTGATTAAGGGTTCTTTGGCTCCTTATTGTCTGCACCGGAGCCATTCTGTGCATTATCCTCCAAAGGGAATATGTCTCTGGTGTCGAACCTAAGAAGGATCTCCTCCAGGCGTTCGAGCCTGTTCACGATCGTTCTCTGGTTCTCCATCATTCCATAGGTCCGCTGGGCCGAGCAGTACACCTGCTGCTGGAAGGAACATTTCAGGCACTCGCCCGTGCATTTGTTGTCTGGCATAGTCCTACTTGAAATATGACGTTACGAAATAGTTGTCCTTGTACTTCTCGACGGCCGCGGCGATCCTGCCGGCGGTGACGGCGATTCCCTGCCGGGCCTTCGAGCTGATGAATGCCTTGATTGCCTCCGTCGCACGGTCTGCCTCCTCCTGGGAGTCGGCGTACACGTTGAACCTGATCTCGAATCCGCTCATGGCACTATCCATTTATCGGAGGAAGGGGTGAGGCCGGAGGGACCGGGCCCTTTCGGGAAGAGATGATGCCCTTGATGAAGTCAACGGCCTGGCCTATCATGTCCTGGTTCTCGCGGAACCATCCGAACACGTTGTTCGCCTGGTCTCCGAAGTTCTGGATGAAGGGCTTCGACGCGGGCTCCACGTCCGGGATGTCCATGTCCTTGACCAGGAAGTCGTACATCTTCTCGGCCTTGTCAACGTCAAGGTTGGAGAGGTACAGACACTCCCTCTTGAGCTCTGCTTTGCTGGTCGGCTTGATCATGTTTAGTTTCTCGACGAGACGTTCGTGTTTTCTTTTCGTGTTGAGCATCTTGTAACTGGTCCTTTACAAAATGAAAAAGGCGGGACGGGCGCGACACCGCCCCGCCGGGGTCGGTTCATTCGCCGCTAACCGTTGCAGCCGGGGCAACCGCAGGGCTGCGGAGCCGAATAGATCTGGACGGGAGTCGCATTGAGCGAGGAGCGGCCGGTGATGGCATCCGCGAAGGTCTGCTGCATCACGGAGTTCACGGCGCTGAGCTCGGCGGCCTGCTGAGCGGTGAGGGCGCTCTGCTGGGAGCCGGACACGGTGTCGTTCACCGTCTGGGTGAGGGTGACACCCTGGGCGACGCGCTCCGCACGCTCGGTGCCGAGCAGGTTGGCGAGGGCCGAAATCTGCTGGTTGTTCGCGGCGAACTGCGCGGAGGCGAGGTCGCGGACACCGTTGGACTTGGCCGCGGCGAAAATCGGAGCGAAGATCCACGCACCGATACCGGCGGCGAGGCCGACACTGCCGAGGACGATGCCGGTCACGGCGGCACCGTTGGGCCGACGAGAGGAGATCTCGTTCAGCTTCATGTTCTCGTAGGGGGAGAGCCCTCCGAACATGTGGGAATAATCTTCTGCCATAGCTATAAATGTTTGAGGTTTGTATGGCAAAGATCGTGAGACGGCTCGCCCTTTGGGAATAAATCACACAATAGCGGCAAGTCGTTGACCCTCTTATGGTTCCTTGTGAAACCAACCTTTCGGAATGACTTTCCGGAAGGCGTTGAATGAATGGACGACCAGTCTCCTGGGCTTCGGCATCATCCTCCGGTCGATGACGGTGGTGACGTTGGTCTTGCTCTTGCCGTAGAACCTGGCAAAGTCTTCTGCGGTCCCGGTAAGGTTCAGGCCGGACTCGAAAGTGCGGGCGATGGACTCGGCCTCTTCCAGCGTAAGGGAATCGCTCTCTATCTTGAACCGGATGTAATCGAGGAACTCAAGGGCGATTTTCTTGCCAATGCTTTGTTCTTTCGGCATATTCTCTTATATTTGCATGTACCACCTATACAACATGAGGAACCAACCCCATGAGGCATTTATGCCCTCGGAGGGGGAAGGTTCCTTCTTGTTTGTAATAGGTGGTACTCTTACAAATAATCCGAGGGCTTTTTCATTCCCTCGTATGAGGATTCCGCTTTCGATCAACCACGGGTATTTCCGACATACCAGCGGGATTTCAGGCGGAGATATGATCAGAACGAATACCCGGCGGTGATTCCGCCGCCGATGTACGGTTGCCACCCTTTCGGGGTCAGACCGAATCCGGCCTGCGGCCCTACGGTTATGGTCCAGCGTTTACGATACGGGACGGAGATGTATCTCTCGTCCTGCCTGATCCATATATCGACGAGTTCGGGTTGGAACCCACGAACGGTGGCCTTGTAGTTCTCTCCGTCGTAGGTCCTTTCCTCCATCGGCACCTCGACGAGGACGGAATCGCGGACGGAAGTAGTGTCGTGGACAGCCGTTGTGTCATGCACGGGGAGGAGGTATAGCTTCGGGAGGACGGGTTTCGCCACGGGTTCCGGAATCGGTGCCGCCACCCACTTGGTTACGGTCACCGTGTCAGGCTTGCCGTCAGGGACGAACGCGGACCTGTGTCCGACACGCCAGCCCGCCCAGTATCCGACGGAGGCCATGACGACGGCAAGGAGAACCGACCATGCGACGAGTATGTATCCTGCTTTCCTATCCATTCTTGTCTCGCTTTACCTTTCCGAGCCTGTCGGCCCAGCTCTCCGTAAAGAACGAGTAGTAGTCCTGCACCCTGCCAAACCTGGACAGTATCGCCCAGGTGAGGGAGGGAATTCCAATGATAAGGAGATACAGCGGCCCCAGGTACATGCTCTGGATCGAGTGGCCGCGCTCATGATACCATGTGTTATGATCATTCTTGAAGCGGTCCGACAGGATGATGCATTGACCAAGGGAGATGCCACCCTTCATGTCCTTGCTGAAAAAGATAGAGGAAGACGGAACAAGGTGGTTGTTTCCCTTGAGGTCGATTACGCTCTGGAAGCCATACCATCCGAGCAGCAGCAGCCCCAGCAGATGCTGAGGCAACTGCCACAAGAAAAGAAGAGTGCCTACCAGTTTGGAGAAAAAGGCTTTCATAATGTTGGTATAGAATTAAGAGTTCATAAGCAAAGGACAACATCCTGTCCGTCAATCTTGACGTTGTAGATCGTCTCATCCGAGCCACATAAAAGTGTCTCGTGGAAGATAGCCAGGTATCTCTGCATCTTCTGTTTTGCGGCATCGCCTTCAAGTCCGGCGATTACATCACAACATTCAAATTCAACTTTCATATTGGATTCGCTATTTGATTTCGATGGTGATCTTCTCGCCACGCTTGACGGCCTCCTCCATCTTCTTGTAGAGTGCCTTGAAGGTGTCGCGGCTGGAGGAGAGCTTTCCCTTGACGGTGTTCCTTCCGACACCGATGCAGCCCCTGCTGTCAAGGGCCGACGTTAAAGGATGGATGAGGATCCCGTCGAATCCAGGCACGTTCATGAGCCTGGGCATCTTGCCTCCGCAGAGATCCTTGTACCACTTGACGGCCTGGTACTTCGGAGACACGATGTCGATGCGGACTTCGTAGGTGCCGGACGGGATGGCCGTCTCTCCAGGCACCTTCACCTCAAGGATGTGGCTCAGGGTGTCGGTCTGCTTCAGGCCGCGGTCCCTGTCCTCAAGGGTCTCGAAAAATCTCTTGCCGTCGATAAAGAAACGGCCGATGGTGTATGTGTCCTTCTTCCAGGCACGGTCTGTCATTAGTTTCATATCAGTTGGCTGTGTGGGTTTAGTTCGTTTATAATGTTAATCCAAGATTGAATCGTGCGTTGTCAACGGCTTGATTCTTCAGGATCTCCGCCTCGGTGAGTTGTCGGTTGTAGATGCGGATGGAGTAAATCTTGCCCATAAAGTAACTACCGCTGCTTCTCCTGCCGATGTAGGTGTATGTAGTCGACCGACCTCCCATATATGTGTTCCCGTGTGCGGTCATCGCATTCCCGTTCTCGATTGCCCGGCTGTTGTTCACACTCGCAACGCCCTTTGTGGGGAGGGTGTCCCAGGTTGTCCTGTTCGTTCCGTTCGACCAATTCAGCACACCGCCCACACTACCGAAGGCGAGGGCGTTCTGCGTCTTCGCCATATATAAGACCCGTGTACCCGTACCTTCCCGCTCAAAGCAAATCTCAATCGTTCCGGTGGAGTTCAGCGGGGTGGTGAAGTCCGTGTTGGTCAGGTAGTCATCCGTCCCGTCAAAATAGATGTGGTCATCGTTGAAGGTCGCTCCGTTGTTCGTGAAGAGGACGCTGCCGACAACACTCTCCCACGATGTGCTTCCGGTCTTCCCGCTCTTCCCGTCCATGTGGAGGACGAGTCCGTCCTGCACATAGTCGGACAACCCTCCGCCTCCTCCCGCCGCCTGATTGACAGTAAGAACGACGGATTCGGCACCAGACGCGGAGAATGTGATGGTCTTCGTCCTGGCCGCACCTGTGTTCGGGTCGGAGGAGACCTGGATTGTCTGGTTCCCCTCCGATGCTCCGGCGGTGATGTAGATCTTGTCTCCACTCCCGTCGCCCCAGGCTATTTCTTGTGATAGGGACATTAGCTGATGCTCCAGGAAGTGTTGGACGTGACGGTGACGGACTGGGCAGTACCCGCGGCCGGGATGGTGATGGTGGTCGGGCTGATGGACAGCGTGGCATCGCCGGCGGCCTGGGTGATGGCGCAGGTGTCGGTATGGCCGGCATCGTCGGTGACGGTGAGCTGGGATGTCAGTTCGGACAGCCCGGTGTTGGCGCTGATGTTCGCAAACGTGATGGAGAAGGCGTACTTCTGAGTGGCACCGGGATCCCCGGAGATGTCGGCTCCGTTCTCCGTGGACACGGAGTTGGCCGTGTACGTGGAGGGAAGGGTGAGGCCGATGCCGTTTGTGCCGGTGAGGGCGAACGTCAGCTTCTTGGAGTTGGAGTATCCGCTGATGGTCAGGGTGCCGCCGGACTTCGGGACCGTGGCCGTGTCGTCCATCTCCACGAATTCCGCGGCTCCGGACTGGATGATGGTCAGCGTCTTCGACTCGACACCGGACGCGGAGAAGACGGCCGTGGTCTGTCGGGCCGTTCTTCCGGTATGTTCGGTCGCGGCCCACGACACGGTGTCGTTACCGCTGCCGCTTTCTTTGTTTGGTGTTACCCATGCTGCATGTGCCATAGTTATCCGAGTTAATTGATTATCCAGGTTACGTTGGAGAGCACCTCGTTGTCAACGGCCCAGTCGGGTACGACCCAGATGACATCCGGCCTGATCTCCAGGTAGGGTCTGTTCAGGTTCGTCCTGCACTCCTCGCTGAGCCATGCGACCATCCCCTCATGACGTGTCATGGACACCGAGATGCCGCCGACGCGGGATGCCGAAGCGGTCACCCTTCCTACACGGGGCAGGGATGCGGAGATGCCACCGTCCCGTCCGAGCATAGCGGAGACATGCCCGGTCCCGGTCGCCCTGGCAGACACGTCGCCGCCGATGCGGGTGAGATTTACACTGAGGCAACCCATTTGTTCTTTCCGTTCTTCAGGTAAACGAGATCAATGAAGTCCACCTCGTCGCGGATGCCGCCGGGGTAGTCGTTGTCCGGGACATGGGCCGTCACCTTGGCGACGACGAGTCCTTCTCCCAGCTTCTCCGAGTCGAAGCACAGGTAGTACTGACCGCCCGTGTCATAGGGCAGTTCGGCCTTGTTGAAGTGAAGGCTGTTCTTGCCATTGCACAGGTCAATCTCGAAGTCGTCCCGTGCGATGTCGAATCCGCTCGCGGTGATGTTCACCGCGTACTTCAACTTTGTTCCGACGAATGCGCTGTCTTCCATGGTGCTCTGCTATTTTTTGGTGGACTTGGCGACAAACTGGCCCTTCTTGTTCCTCTGCGGCTTATCCTCCTTTCGGCGGGCCTCCTTCAGGATGGCCTCGACCTCCTCCGGTTCGCATCCGAGCTTTTTCGCTATCTCTCCCGTGAGCGCCTTCTGCATGAGGCGCAGGAACGGGTTCTTCGGGAACAGGATCAGGAGAGCCGCGGAGAACGACCAGACCTCGGCCATGGTAATCACGGCTCCGATAAGACCGGAAGTGATCGAGATCTCCAGCGGGGTCTCCGAGGCCACCACCTTGTCGAGGCAGAGGAAGACCAGGAGGACGGCACCGTACACGGCGAGTTTCTCCACGGTCTGCCGCATCAATTCCGACAAGGTGAATTTCTTTTTCTTCACACTGACTGCGATTCCGCAGAAGAAGTCGATGACGGATGCAACCACCACGGTGTAGACAACGAGCTTCCCGCCCGTCAGTGCGTCCGCTATGAATAAGCCGAGACCCGCGAAAAAACCACCGGGACTCTGCACGATGTCCATCTGTTTAATCCAGACGTTTTGCAAAATGCGCAGCATGTTTTTTTATTGTTTTTGAAAGTTATTCTATTCTTCAATCTCTTTCATAATGATCTCCTATAGAATTATCCTCATTCGGTTACATCGTCCTGCTCGTCGTCGGACCCATCATCATTGTTCCCGATGTCTTTCCCAGGTAAAAGGATAGCAGGCGTAGCCGCCATACCATAATCCCCACGGAACATAACTCTCACATAGTTAGCGTCAGTAACGATTTCAAACGCCTCCAGCATTTCTTTATGGTAGAGCACCATCTCGTTTTTATTTGCCTCTACCCAATCCGGCTCGCGGCCGGCTTTGTTATAGAACCAACCGGCCTCCTGAAGCTGACCGACGTACACATACACGATTTGATAGTCGGAATTCGCAGCGATCGTGTAGGACCCGTCGCTGTTTTCAATTATTGTCACTTCATTCGGAAGGACCTCCCAATATGTGTAGTCGGAGTTATGTGTTCCGTCCGTCATCCGTGCCTTATACTTTCCTGGAGCCAATTCAGTACCCAGCCTCAACGCATGGGATTGCTGACTGCTGTCCAGTCCGGACTGGTCAATAGAAGAAAGCGCGTATGTGTCAATCAAGACATCGTCCTTGTACACCTCGATCCCTGTCCATCCATACGACGGAGAGTCCGTCAGGTTGTAGTTCACCACGACGAGGTCCCCTTCCATGAAACAAGCCTTGTTTCCGGCGAAACAACAGATGTCGTCATTATATATAACGGCCTGCTGCTCTTCCCCGTAAGAAGTAAGCGGAACATATTTGGATGGAGCGTAGTCGATGTTTTTGTAAAGATCAGCGACCCTGAACACGGTATACGGGTCCCCGGCGCGATCAAGAGCAGCGTACCATTCCTGCGGAGAGTTGTATGTGAGATAGCGAACGGCATTGTTAGCCCCCGTCGACTCGACGATCTTCACCTTGTCAACATTCCCATTTGCGTCACGGTGCAGGCCAAAGACCATAAAGGAATGGGCGTTATCGTCACACACATCACCGAGCTTCAGCGCGTTGACATCTCTTTGAGGATAAACAGGTACAAATATTCCATTGTATCTTGCAACCTTCGGGTATATCGTATTCCCGTATTTTGTTGGCTGTCCGACCACGGCAGAAGTCAGACCGCAGCAAACCGTCCCGTAATACATCCACCCATTTGTGTTGTAGTAGGTTTTACCCCAGGCCGATTTGCTATAGTCTCTATGGATGTTCTCTGTGTATAATAATGAATATGGATTATGCACGGCCGTCATGAAGGTCTCGATCGAAACTTCGATTCCTACATACTTATACTCGTGCCAATTACCTGAATACGGAACCCCTCTCTGTTCTACTCCCTGTCTGTGTGCCGTTCCCTCCGCGTCGTTCTTTCCCTGCAGGTCGGCAAGAGGGGTCCAGCGAAGCTCTCTCATCTGCATCGCCTTCTTCAGCGCATTCAGCTGCTGGATTGTTTGCGGGAGCTCCCATCCATCCTGATCGACCGGATGCGACAGATCCGTCAGTCCCATAGCGAGGGACCGCGATTCAACTCGATGCCGGAGCGTCTGAATCTGAATGGATCCGTTATCAACGGAGGAGGAGGATTTGCTTCCGGGGTAGCCAATCGCGAGCCTGCTCGGAAGTCGAATGCTCCCGCTTGTCGTATTTCTATAGACAAACAAGAACGCTGCGCCGGACGGGATGCGGAATAACCTGGTCTCGCCAGGCCCGACGGTAAAACGGATCGTGCCGGGAACAAAGGCCGGCTCTCCGTTTGCGACGGGCGCGTCATCGGAGGTTAGCCAGGCTAAATAGCACCAGTATTCAGAGGTGGTCACCTTTATATATCCGCCGGGCGTGACCGGAATAACAATATGTTTTGCCGCATTGTTTGTCGAATAGACGTTAATATCGTTTATCCAATAATTTCTCTTTGTGTAATTGTCGAAATTGACATCGTTGAACGTAAGCGCCGCCTCGATAAGTTTGATAATGTCATTCCCATATAAGTCCAGCTCCTTCAGTTTTTCGCTGGGAGAAACATTAGATTTCGGGAGAATGTCATAGTCGCCTACTTCTTTTATACTATAGCTATCAATCGTTCCGCCAGAGCTTAAGAGAAAATAGCCGTCTGCTTCCGGAGTAAAGACAAAGCTATGCTTAACATTAGACCTCGTGAATACATCGCCATCTACCCGCGTAAGATCTTTCACCGGAAGAGAGGCGAACAAACCGTAGTAGATGGTAGCAGCAGACGAATACACAAATCCTATGTCGATCTGGTATTTCTTGTTTGCCTTGACCGGGCTCAGCCGACTATAGACACCATCGGCTATGATGCTTGCTTTCGCGGAGTAGCCGTCTGCCACGATTACGGGAATCGGCAGCGGACCATTTAGTTCGGCATATAGACCGTCGGTCTTTCTGTCGTATATCTCAAGCAGCGCAGGTTTGTATGGATAGGAGTCAGATGTTTTTCCAAGGTAGATAAGAAGCGCGAAACATTCATCCGGGACGATAAACAGGATTTCTTGTCTTTGCTGAACAACAATTCTGTAGTCTTCTCCGCTGACGACAGGGATAGCACCACCCGAAGTTGGAGGGGTTACGTCCGTCAGGAAATAGACGTATGACGGGGCGTCCTCCGAAGCCTTGATCCTACATATCTCGCCAGGGGTTACAAACACCCTCGCGTGCTTGTAGCTGGTTGAATTGCCGTAGTTTTGACCGTTGATTGCATAGTCCCATAATCCGAGCGACTCGATACTTATTGTTCGCTTATCATAATCAACCGAATCCAAAACGAGTCCGACACCCGCCGTCTCGTCAACACGCGCCCTGTCTAGCTGCTGCCGAACGGCGGGAGTAAGCGCCTCGTTCAGAACAATGCTCTCCGGCGTGTATGGATAGTCGTCAGCCTCGCCCCTGTATACATACAGATAGAATGCCCCTTCCGGAACCACATAGGTCGTCTCCGACTACATAGAAACGCTCCGTTCCGGTCACAATCTTTGCTGTCCCGCCGCCAGACGGGCTGCTATTGTCGGAAAACCACGCGCACTGTGCGGAATTCTCGTCGTTGCTTTTGATTGTTATCGAGTCTCCCGGATTCACCGGTATCAGTATGTGCTTGTAAGAGCTGTATGTTCCGTACTTTCCGGTTGTTAAAAGCTGGTAGCTCCGTATCTCGTAGTCGGTGACGTCCAGCTGCGTCTTTTTAATCGTTTTGCTGGCGACGACATTTAGCTCGCGCATCTCAGAGTCGTAGCTCTTTCCGACCCGGAGAAGAGATGCGCTCCAGGCGCTTCCGTTGTACTTGAACACCGCCAACTGCCCATCCTCAAGAGTAATGCCGCCAAAACCCTCGTATGTGCCGGGCGTGCTGGCAAGATAGGCATCGCCCTTTGTGGGAGAAGAGGGGGTCGTAGAAGGTGTCGCGTCACCGAGAATCTTGTACCCTCGGTCCGTGTAGCCCTCAAACGCGGAGGCAAGGACGTAGTTGGTGAGGTCGACGGACTCCCCGGCATATTCGTTCCCCGTGTCGGTCCAGGTGCCCGCCGTATTGCAGACATAGAGCTCCGCAGGGAGCTCGTTTCCGACGAGGGCATACCAGCCCTTCTCAGGCGTCGGAAGGGCCGCCAGGAGCGCTTCCTCGCTCGCGTACATGCCCATGTGCGGCTGCTTGACGTGCTTGGCTTTGAGCGTGCCGAGGATGGTCATGTCGCCGGTCACCTCCTGATCTCCCTCAATGAGGTAGTTCCTGGTTCCGGTCGTCTGGGTGACGGTCGCGCCGTTCTCCCAGATACGTTCATATTTGTTCCAGCGGTATTTCGTTCCGGTCGCCTGCGAAGCGCCAATGTAGGCATAGTCTCCTTCCTGCCCTCCTTCCGGATGTGCGGCCCAGAGAGCTTTTACGGTAGCGAATACGCCGAGGTTTCTAATATCACTCATTGCATGAGAACATTACTGGTGTTCAACAAGGCGGCGGCTCCATTGGCATCTCCGATGGTCGTGGCGACAAGGTGCGCCGCATAGTAAACGATTGCCCGTTCCAGCTTGGGACAAAGGTCGATGTATCCCTCCTCTATCTTCGGAATGGGCAGGTAGGTGGCCCGCCTGACGAAAACGTCAGGACCCTGGGTGCAGGAGAAGAACTCCAGCACGGCACCTGCGGGTTGGACGGAGATGGCGACGACCGGCTTCTGCGGGTTGCCCCTCACTCCGGGGAAGCGGGAGGACTGCGCCAGGTAGAGCGGATCGTCCTCCGTGATGGCGACGGTGCATGGCCTGCTCCAGTCGCTCATCTGGAAACTCACGAGACGCATGAAGTCCTCTGGAAGAAGGATGCGGCCGCTGCCGTAGCCGACTTCGCTGTCCCAGGAGATACTCTCTCTCAGATTCTTCCCTCCCTCAAGGAGGTGCCGGGGCGCTCCGCTCTCCACTATCCTCGCGGCATCGGGTATTTTGCTCTCGATAATCTCTTCGAGGGACAGGGTGTCGATGTCGCTGGAGATGATGAGCTGGTCACTCGTCATGTTCTGGTCGAGTGCCACGCGGATCTCGGACTTCAATGCGTCAACCGAGTATAACATGGTCGTGGGGTATTAGTTGTCGATGCCGTCGAAGACGACGTTATTCATCGCAGCATACCTCTTGATGGCCTCCTTGCTGCGGAGCTGGGTGCGGCCGATCTCGAAGTTGCGGGCCAGGTACTCCTTAGCGTCGCTGAGGTTGGTAAACGGAATCACCTTAACGGGGTTGTCCTTTGCGGGGGCCGCGGCCTTGACGTTCTCAGAATCCGCTTTCGCGGACACGGGCTGCGGAGTTGCGGCCTTCCGTTCCGGCGCGGTGTTGGATGCCCCTTCCAGGAAGAACTTCTTCCCGAATCCGGGATGACGCTCGATGGCGTTCTGGACCCGTTCGTCATCAGTGATGTAAACGCTGCCGTTCCCGGTCCTGGGGGAGAAGGAGATGCGCTTGGAACCGCCGCCGGGAAGACTGACGGAGAAGGCAACCTGCATGAAGGACTTGTAATTCTTTGTCATGGTCTTGTTCTCTTAACAAAAGGAGACGGGCAGTTTTGCCCGCCTCCTACGGTTTGGTTCTTGTATCACAGAGATTAAGCGCCGCTGCCGGAGCCAGAGCCAGAGCCGGAGCCGGAGCCGGAGGCGCTCGAAGGAGCGGCGGCCAGCTTCATGCGGGCATGGGCCTTCGCATAGCGGAGGTACAGGCAGGCGACTTCCTGGATGACCACGGCATCAGTGCGACGGATGCCGGCCTTCTTGAGGTCGAGGACGTTACGGCTCCAGGAGATGTAGGTCTTCTTAGAGAGGTACTCCGGATCGAGGGCGAAACCGCAGTCGGACATGCCGTTCTCGTTGAACAGCTCGTGATGCAGCGTGAGCACCTCGCCGAAGTCGGTGTCCCAGCTCTTGAACTTGAGGTTCCAGACCTCCACGGTATCCTTCAGGCGGAACTTCTCGGACTTGATCTTGGAGAAGGCGGTCAGCATGTCGGAGCCACAGAGCAGCACCTTGCGCTTGTTGCCGATGCCGGTCCCCACGAAGAGGTCCTTGGTGATGTCGACCAGGTCGTCGTCGGAGATGACGGCGGTGCCGGAGACCTCGTCCCAGTGACCGACCTCGATGTCCTTGCCGGCCATCCACCAGATACCGCCGGTGAAGTAGGTATCCATGTTGTCCTTGGACGGATGGGCGATCACGTTCTTAACGCCGAACAGATAGGTGTTCTCCTGGGCGAGCTTCATGTCATAGATGCCGTCCTCCTCGATGTCGGAGAAGGTCCAGTTGACCTCCTTGGACGCGATCTTGTCGAAGGTGGACTGCTCAACCTGAATCATGAAGTTCTGGCAGTACTGGTACTCGGCGGTAGGCAGGTTGTTGAACCGTCCGGTCTGGACATCCAGCTCACCGCAAGCCTTGCCCATGCGGACCAGCGTGGTTCCCTTCGGAATGGCCGGGACCCAGATAGGCAGGTTGTCGGCGTTCAGGTTGCCGTTGACCGCATAGACCACGGGCATCTGCGTGCTGTTGTCGCGGCCGCAGACGCACAGGACCAGTTCGGGAACGATCTCCTTGCTCGGATTGTAGGCGATGCCACCTTCCTTGTACGTACCCTTCACGCCCAGGACACGGATGGTGTCGTCGAGTGTGAACATCTTCGGATCGTCCACGGGAAGCACCACGGAAGCGCCGGTATTCTGCGCTTCGACGGCACTATTCGTGAGGCAGGCGACGGGACGGGTGCCCACGGAGTAATACTTGACCTTGAAACTCGATGCGCTCTGGTTCTTGGCGTAACGAGAAATCTGGTCCACAGGCGTGGCCATGGGACGGATCTTGGTGATTCGCTTGTCCACGTCGTCGAGGTAGAAGTTAGGGTCACCGTCTCTGCGGCCCTGGGTCTCGGTAGCAATGCCATCCGGAGAATCGGCGGGTTCGCCAGCATTAGTGACACCTGCATCCGGGAGTGGGGCAGCATCTGCCAACATCACGCCGGAGCCAGCTCCCGTCACCATTGCGAGGAGAGAGAGCAGGAGGGTAAGCATAACGCTTCCCAGGGTCTTGAGTTTGGTCTTCATGTCGAAAACGGTTATAAGATGGAACTTAAAGGTTTATCCACGGTTAGTGCGCTTCATGTTGCCGGCCTCCCAGATGTTCTGCGGTCCGGGGTTTCCGAAACGGCCGAGCGCACCGAGGTCGCGTTTCTCGTCACCCGGAGCGGCGGCACCGTTCTGTCCCTGAATGGAAGGAACGCTGTCGGTCCTGCCCCTCTTGCGGAGCTTCTCGTCAATCTTCTTGTTGGCTCCGCGGGCTTCCCCCTCGCGGCCGGCATCGTCCACGTCTTCGTCGTGGTTGATGGCCTTGAGAGCCATTTCGAGCGTTTCCTTCGAGATTACACCGACGATGTAGTCCTTGCTGATTTGGGCGATGAGATCGAGGACCTGGTTGCCCTGCTCCTCGGTAAGGCCGTGCTCCTGCTCGAAGGCGCTGGCCAGGTCGAGGCTCTTGGCGATGTTGTCCTGGTACTGCGTCTCCAGCTTCTCGTTTTCGGCCATGCGCTCCAGGTACTCCTTGTTGGCGGCAGCGATCTCGTCCAGCTTGCCCTCGTCCTCAAGGGCATCCTTGCCGAAGCGGCGGGCGAATTCCACGAGCGGGTCCTTGCCGTTCTTCCAGTCCATCAGGAAATTTGCGGTGCGCGGATCGCTGCCGAACATGCCGGCGAATGCTTTTTCCCTCTCCTGGAATCCCTTGATTCTGTTGTCGTAATCGTCGAAATCATCACCGATTTTGCCGAAAAGGGCCTCATCATCATCAAACTGAGCGTCGGGATAACGACTTCTCATCCGCTCGGTTATCAGGTCCCTCTTGGACTTAACTTCCTTATTATCAGGCTGTGCCATTGTTAAAACGGTTATGGGTGATACTTACGGTAACAAAAATAATTATCCATCAAACACATCTATTTTTATCTATTTACCAAGCATTTGTAAATTTGAAGTAGGGGGTCGAATGAAAAACAAGGGCAGCATATTCGAATACGAGGATGCGCGAAACAGGGATTTGATTCGTGCGTACAAGCAGCTTGTCGAGGAATGCGGCCAGATATACCTCCCGGAGATCTGCCAGAAGCTCGTCAACATGCCGTCCGAGAGATTCTGGGTGAGCGAGGAGCGGGCATCCATCGTCATCTCCGACATGCTCAAGGGACGGTCCATCGAGAACATGACCGAAAACAAGCGCGAGATGTACGAGGAGATATACCGCCGGGTCGAGGAACTCCGGAAAGACAACCCCAATGCCACTGTCTATGAGCTGGTCTCCCAAGTCGTCGAGGGACCGGCCCCAAAGTTTTACCTGACACCGAAGTCCGCGAAGGTGATCATCAGCAAGATCAAGAGCGAATGGTACGAGAGAAGGAAGCGAAAATATCGGCACTTGTTTATGTAGCGTCAGCCATCGCCCTCTGCTTCGTGCATGTGCCTCTCGTGAAGGTGGGAATCTGCAAGGACTGCACATGGACATCCCGCCTGCTCCATCCGTTCTTTCACGCGAACATCTTCCACGCGCTCGTGAACTGCTGGGCCCTCCTGTCCGTCGTCTTCATCTTCGACCTGGGTCTGCTCGACCTGGCGCTGTCCTATGCGGCCGCGGTCCTGGTGCCCGTCGGCATGCTCGGACTCACGGTCCCGACGGTCGGATGCTCAGGTGCCCTGTACTACCTCTTCGGCATGCTGTCCTTCCGGACCGCCAAAAGGCTGAAGTGGCACCTGTGGTGGCTCTTCTTCATCGGCATCGGCTTCTTCTTCCCCGCGTCCAACGCCGTCCTGCATCTCTGGTGCTACGGTGTCGGCGTGCTGGTCGGATTCCTTAACTCGCCCATAAGATGAGCAAGAGGTCCGACATAGTGCCGGAGGTCCTGGCGATTCTGAAGGAGGATGCCGAAAGGGTGGCCGCCATCGAGGCGAAGTTCAACCCCATCACCGGCGAGGGATCCATCTGCTTCAAGGACCGGAAGCTCTTCGACGTGGACGGCTTCCCCATCAAGATGTGGCTCCCGAAGGAGATGTTCAACATCCCCATCGTCAAGCGCATACACGCCCTCGGTTCGCTGAAGAAGTTCCTTGAGAGCATCGAGGAGGAGGACTGCGAGGAGACGAGGGAGACCATCATCGGCACCGTCCTGAAGCTCCGCAGTCGCTATGACTTCGCGTTCTGGGCCGCTTTCTACGTCTATATCAAGAACAAGGAAGGGGGCGAGGACGTTCTGTTCCGTCTCACACGTCCGCAGCGCAGGCTGGTCGAGCGCCTGGAGGCCAGACGGAAAGCGGGGAAACCCATCCGACTGGTCCTGCTCAAGGCCCGTCAGTGGGGAGGATCCACGTGCATACAGCTATACATGGCCTGGCTCCAGCTCTGTCACCGCGTCGGCCTGAACTCCCTCATCGTCGCGCACCAGGGCACCGCGTCCGACGAGATCCTGGACATGTACGACCGCATGATAAAGGCGTACCCCCTGTCGATGCTCCACAAGCTCTCCGACGCATACACCGAGAAGGAGGCGAAGTGGGTCGGTGTCGGACACTCCGGAAGCATACACCGCGTCCCTCAGAAGAACTGCAAGATCAAGGTCGGCACCGCCGAGCGCCCGGACTCCGCACGTGGCGGCGACTACTCCCTGGTCCACTGTTCCGAGGTCGGCCTGTGGAAGAAGACCGAGGGCAAGTCCCCGGAGGACATCGTGCGTTCGGCCTGTTCCGGTGTTCTTTACAAGGCGTACACGATGATAGTGTACGAATCGACGGCCAACGGAACCGGCAACTTCTTCCAGCGGGAATACGATGCCGCGAAGGAAGGCAAGTCCCAGTTCGAGGCCCTCTTCATCGCCTGGTTCGACATCGACCTTTACACCCTGCCGTTCGAGAGCGAGGACGAGCGTGTCCGCCTCGCCCAGGCCCTTTACGACAACCGCGAGGGACAGACCACGCTGTCCAACCGCGAGGAGCCCGGATGGTATCTCTGGTGGCTCTGGAAGAAGGGCGCGACGCTGGAGGCGATCCACTGGTACGTCGAGGAGCGCAAGAAGTACACCGACCACGGATACATGGCCGCCGAGTATCCGAGCGACGACGTGGAGGCCTTCGTCCACTCCGGATCGATGGTGTTCGACAAGTACCGCGTGGAGAAGTTCCGTCCGTCCTGCCGGCCGCCGGAGTTCATCGGCGAGGTGACCGCCCGCGGAGACGAAGGCAAGGAGGCGTTCGTGGACATGAAGTTCATCGACGACCGCCAGGGCCGTCTGTGGGTATGGGAGAAGCCTGAGATAGACGAGAAGGAGAAGATCCGGCACCGATACCTGGTGGTGGTGGACATCGGCGGCCGCGGCAAGAAGTCCGACTGGTCCGTCATCACGGTGTTCGACCGTCTCTTCATGATGGACGGAGACCTGCCCGTGGTGGTCGCCCAGTGGTACGGGCACATAGACATGGACGAGCTGGCCTGGAAGTCCGCGCAGATAGCCAAGTGGTATGACGACGCGCTGCTGGTCATCGAGTCCAACACCCTTGAGACGCACGACCAGGAGCGGCAGGTGGACGGAGACCAGTCCACCTTCATCCTCAACCAGATCAAGTCCGTCTATCCGAACCTCTACGCCCGCAAGCAGAGCGAGGTCGACATCCGGGAGAAGCGCCCGAAGATGTACGGATTCCATACCAACGTGTCCACGAAGCCGATGATCATATCCACGCTCATCAAGGTGGTCCGCAAGCATGAATACGTGGAGAGGGACGAGCGGTGCCTGGACGAATACCTCGTCTATGAGCGCAAGCAGAACGGATCCTACGGAGCCATCACCGGCAAGCACGACGACCTCCTGATGACCCGCGCCATCGGCCTGCACATCTGTTTCTATGAGATGGACGTTCCGAAGGTCGTTGCCAGGCCGCAGGAAGGCGTTCCGAGGGTCAAGCACAAGAAAGTCATATCCGCAGCAACTATGTCATAACCTTAAATACATCATGCCATGAACATCTTCAAGAAATTCTACCTCTACCTCCACTACTGGTCGGCCGTCAACATCGCATCCAAGTGCTACCGGAAGTATCACCGCCGCTTCTTCGTCATCCCCGGCACCAACGGGGACCTGATGGTCTGCGACCGCAAGAACTTCCGCGGCCTCCGGGCGAAGCACTGGGTGAAGAATGCCAACAACCTCAACATGAAGCAGGTGGCCGACAAGTCCTTCTACTACACGCCCTATGCCGACGGCACCGGCTACATCACCGCGACCGAGAAGAAGCTGCGGCTGCACGACTACTACAACTGGTACGTCCGATCCCGGCTCGAATTCAAGGCCCAGAAGAAGGCGAAGAAGGCCGCCGCCAAGGAGAAGAAGATCAAGTCCAAAAAAGACAGAAGAGATGCGAGGAAGAAGTAAGTCCCCCTACGGGAACACCGAGGGCATCATGACCCTCTCGAAAGACAGGATCGCCGTGCAGAACATCCAGCGGCAGAACAACAGGTCCAAGGTGACCGATGACCAAAAGAAGAAGGGGACCCGATGAGGCCCCCTTCCTTTACGTACCGACCGATCAGGCCGCGTCGCGTCGGCCATACCCGCGCATGAGCATGTTGTAGGCGTTGTTCACCGCATTCATGTCGGCACCCATCTGGACCTGGCGCATGAGGGCAGGGGAGAGCTGGGTCGGCTGCTGGCCGGCGGCGAGCTGCTCCTGCTGGCTCTTGAGGCTCTGGAGGAGGGAATCCGCGAACGGGAAGTCCCCGTGCTCCAGGAGCTGCTCCAGGCTGATCTGGCCCGCGGACCAAATCTGCATCAGGAAGGCGTTCGCCATGTTACGGTAGGCCGGAGTGGACGTGGCCTCCACGATGGACAGGTCGAACTCCACGTCGCGCACCTTCTCAGGATCGTACTCGACGACGGCACCCGCCTTTCCGGTGATGTTGAACACGCGCTTGTCATCATAGAACTGCTGGATGTTCTTCACGTCCTTGTAGGCAGCGTCGATGATGAACGTGCTGAAGGAATCCAGGAGGTCGAGCAGGGATGTCGTGGCATTCATCATCATCTGCTGAGCATGCTCGCCGCTCTCTCCGGAATAGCCGGGCTTGCCCTGGAGCGCACCATTCACGCCGGAGATGTCCTCGAAGAACTTGAGCTGGAGGTTGAGCAGCTCCGAGATGCCGATGTTCGTGGAGTTGTTGGCGATCTGGGTCGGCAGCTTATCGGTGTCCTTGGTCTTCGCCACGATGACTCCGTTGAACCGGGTCCAGTTGTCGAACACCTCGTCCAGGTCCTGCTGGTCGGAGATGCACTCCTCCGGGAAGATGAGCACGCCCTTGGCGCTCGCCCTCATGATCCAGTCATAGAGGGTGATGAGCCGGTTGGTGTACCGCTGCTGGTCGATCACGTCGTTCACGAAGGAATGGATCTCGCCGTCGATGAACGGATACGCCTTGAAGACGTAGGGATGCGACTTGTGGTCGTAGGGAGTCTCGCCCTCGTCAAGGATGTCGCCGAACGGAGAGAGGAAGTAGTACTGCCAGTAGTTGTCAAGGAACCACTCGTAAGTGATGACCGGCACCTCTTCCGGGGCCATGCCCTGCGCCATGCCCCTCGCCATGCGCTCTTCGTTCACGGAAAGCACGAGGTCCTGAAGGTCCCCGATGTCCACCTTGAAGATGTCGCCGCTGAGGTAGTCGTGGCAGCGGTAGCGGGGTTTGCTCTCCTTGCGCCAGACCTCGATGACGCGGCACATGTTCACGTCCTGCGGCAGAAGGAAGTCCAGGTTCTTCAGGCTGCTCTTGCCGAAGCTCTCGGCATAGCTGTCCATGAAGGATCGGTTCCTGGCGTAGGAGTAGATCTCCCGGAGCCGTGCATACTTCTGGGGGTTGTCGGCGAAGTTCTGGGTGAGCTCGATGAAGGAGATGTCATGAATCTCTCCCAGGAAACTCACATCCCAGCCGCGGAAGTCCTTGAAGCGGTTGTCGATGATGAAGTTGTTCGGGTTGACGTATGTCGTCCAGCAGTCCATACGGTCGTTCTGCCAGCCGTACCACTTGCGATGGACGATGAATCCGCCGATAAGGAAGTCTTCCATAGTCCTGGCGTTGATCTCCGACATGCGGTTCATCTGCCAGTTATACTGAAGCACGGAGGACATCGTTTCGCCGGCACGCTGCTCGTCGCGGTCGCGGGCCGTGCAGATGGGCTCCTTGGACTGGCTGCGGTACACGCCGAGGACGTTGCGGACCAGACGGCGGATGAGGTTGTTCTTGAGCGGTACGCTGCCCTGCTTCTTGATGTACTCCTCCTCCGTCATGGTGCATCCGTCCTCATCGGTGATGATGTCCTGCCACTGGTCTCCGTAGCAGTATTTCTTATTCCGCTCGCGTTCCTTGCGGAAGGAGTCCATCTTGTCCCAATAGACCTGAGCCTGGAGGATGATGTCGAAAGCCCGACGGTCTCCGAACTTTTTCTCGAAGGCCACGGTGTCCATCTCCTCCCTTGACTCGCGGAGACGGCTCATCGGTATCAATCTATCCTTTGCCATAGTGTTTGATTTATTGGTAGGTAGCACCGCAAATATAGGGTGCTACCATACCCGTGTCACTTTATTTGTTATCCGTGTTCTTCAACTCATCAACCATCTGTCTCTTGAGTTGGAGTATCTGGTCCTCGATGGCATCCCGGCTATTTCCGTCCGCGCTCTTGAGGGCGGTCTGGAGCCGCTTGATGGCATTAACGTTCCCGTGCGCCTTCGAGTATCTCTGGAACTCCGGGGTCTGCATGAAGTCGTTCAGCATCTGTGCGTACTCCATCGCTCCCATCTGGTCCCCGGACTGAGCGGACGTGCGGATCCCGCTGCGGAGGTCGCGCAGGGTAGCGTCCACCTCCTTGTGCTCGGTGTCCACATATTCGTAGTAGGCCCGGTCGAGGTCGCTGCCGCGTGTGCGGATGAGTTCCTGCGCCTGCTTGGTGAAGCGCTTCTCGTAGGTGTTGATGCGCTTCTCCCTCGCCTCGTCGGAGTAGGCCCATCCCAGCGTGGTCGCATTGCGACGGACCTTGTATTCGGCATACCTGCGGGCGAAGTCTGCGATGGAGAGATCAAGCCCCTTTTCGGCGGTCAGGTCGAGCTCGTCGATATACACCTTGTCAACCTGGGACTGCGGGCACTGGAGGACGCGCATGAGAAGCAGCGTCGCCTCCTTGGAAGTCTCAAGGTCTCCGTTGCAGGCATCGTAGATGGCCACGCCGATGTCGGTAAGGGTCTGGGGGTTCACACCGACACCGGCCTGAACCAGGAGGTTGACCACCTCGTTGGCGGCTGCCACCTGGTCGTAGGAGGCCATCTTGATGATGCGCTGGATGTCGCTGGCGACAGGCATGAGCGAAGGATCGTAGTTCTTCAGCCCCTCGCCGCTGGCGAGCAGGTTCGCAGCCTCGCTGATGACGGAACCGCCAGAGAGACCTTCGACCGTGCCGCCCAGGAGACCGTGAAGGGCCGCGTCCTTGAGCATCTTCTTCTTCTCGTCATCATCGTCGCCGGCGATGAGATAAGGCAGGTACTTGCCCAGGTTCCAGGCGAACTGCACCACGAATCCGAACAGGGCCACGCGGAGAGCGTCGCGGAAGGTGGACTTCCGGTAGTTGCGTTCGGCGGCATCGCGGGCATCCTGCTCGTCCACGCCGTCGCGGACCATCTGCTTCGACATGAACTCCACTGCCTCGTCCTTATAATCGGGCCGGAGCTTGCGCCCCAGGTTACGGACCGCATCCACGAGCTGTCTCTGGTAGCCCATAGAGGAGTTGCGGAAGACCGTCAGCGCCACGGATGCCCACGTCCTGTCGAGCTGCATGGCAGACAGGAAGGCGTTTTCATTGGACTGCTGCGTCTCGTTGAAGAGGATGGTTGCATCCTGCTTCGCCCGCTTCTCTGCCTGTTCACGGGTGTAACCGTCATTGAGGTATCTCTTCATCCTGGTCTCGTACATTGCCTTCGCACCGACGGCGACGGTCAGGGCATCCACGAATGCGTTTGGAGACATACCCAGGCGGCTCGCGGTCTTCACCATGTCGTTGCGCCACATCTTCCAGTCGGACTCGGTCTTCATCAGGCGCGTGTCACCGGCCTGCTTGCTGAGCCAGCGCTTCTGGAATCCGGGAAGGTCCTTCAGGGCCCAGTTCCAGGACTTCCAAGGCGTTGCCATGCTCTTGAGAAGCTGGCCGACGTTCGCATCAGAGATGAAAGCCGGCAAGGACAGGAGCTGCTTGATGGCGGTATAGACGCGGAAGGAGATCTTCGCGGCCGTCACACCCTTTGCGATGTTCACCGCGGCCGTGTCTATGCTGTCGCGGGACACCGACGGATGATACACGCCGGCGGCTATCTCCGCGCTCTTGCGGAAGTTCTCCCAGATGATGCTGCCGGCTCCGTAGATACCGGACATGTTCTGTACGCGGTTGCGGAACGTCTTATAGGAGAGCAGCGTGTTCAGGTCCTGGTTGAACGGTGCGAAGGCCGCCCAGTGCTCCATCTGCTGAAGATGCTCGATGACCAGGGAGAAGGCATCGGTCCCGATGACATCCAGGGCCAGCGCGTTCTTCCGGCGCTTGATGATGGACCCGGTGATGGTGGCAGGCGTGGTGCCGTCCAGGTCAGGCGTTGCCATGTCCACCTCCCGCACCCTGGCGTTGGCCAGGACCTTCAGCGGGAAGTAGTTCTCGATGGCGGCCATCGGAGCACCGAAGAGCTTCTCGTGTACGCGGTTGTATTTGTTCCGGAGATTCACGAGGAATTCGCCCTGGAGCCAGTCGGCCAGCTCGATGAACCGGGGATCCATCTGCTCCTTGATAGCGTTCACGTGCTCTTCCTCGATGCCCATCCGACGGAGCTTCATCCGACCGTCGGACATCTTGTTCACCATGTAGATGTAGAGCAGGTTGCCCTGGGTGAGCTCGTGGTCCTGCATCTTGCCGCCGTCCCAGAACTTCACGCTCACGGTCGGCATCTTGCGCTCCACGGAGTAGAGGTCGCTCCAGCGCATCTTGCGCCCGAAAACATCGGAGACCTTGCGGTCCAGGACATCCGTCGCGGCCTTCATCCCCTGGAACTCGGCATCGTTGGCATCGACCCATCCGCGCATGAAGTGATTCCAGAGGTATCCTTCACCGTTGACGGACTTGCTGCCGAAGTGACGGAGCATCTGGTCGAACGTGGCCAGCGGCTTGAGCAGGAACCTGAAGATCCCGTTGTTGGTCAGGCGGTCGTTCTTGTTGCCGTGCTCGTCGCTCTTCTGTCCGGCCAGGTCGGAGTTGGCGAAGTGGTGGATCCGCTCGATGCGCTGCTTCTCCTCGTCCCGGAAGGCCGTGCCACGGGCGATGCTCTCGTAGAGCTTGCCGGACAGACGGCCGGTGAGGGAGTTGTATGCGTTGATGCGGTCCATCCTGTTCTGCCGTAGCGCCTCGTCGCAAGAAGCGACAAACTCGCGGTAGGAAGGAAGGGACATCCTGCCGGCCCTGCGGTCTTCGGCCGCCTGGCGCAGTTCGTTCCTGATGCCCTTCTCCTCGTCGATGGAGGCGCGGATGTCATCGACATACTCCCTGGCCATGCGGAGACCGACCAGCTCGTCGCCTGCGGCGGCCTTCACCGCGTCGTCGGGACTGTCAAGACGTGTCTCGGCAGATGCGATATGCTCCTCGATGGATTCCGGAGCCATGTCCATAGCGTCCTTGAAGACCTGCATCATGCGCTGGCCGGGAGCGTCGAGCTTACCCTGCACCTCCACACCGCGAGCGTCCACCTTGGAGCCGCGGATCTTGAGCAGGCCGTCGAACACGCCCTTCGCGTGACGGAGCTGGTTGCCGACCATGAGGTCCATGATGGCATTGACCGCACCGTCCAGGTCCTTGCGTCCGGTCGCCCAGCGGGTGACGGTGAGCATCTTTTCAATCTCCTGCCTGGTAGGATCGGACAGTGCGCCCTCGTCGAGCAGACGCTTCGCCAGGTCGGTGATGCTGCGGACGGTCTCGCGGTCGTATTCCCTCTGAGCAGAGGCGGCCATCCGGAGCTTCGCCAGGTTCTTGTCAATAGACATCATGCGCTCGTTCAGGTGCGCACGGGCCTCGTCGTTCTCGCTGGACACCCTCATCTTGCCGTCGTTCACGATGTCTTCCACGTCGCGGGAGAGTTTGGAGAACAGGGGTTTTTGTCCAGAAGATTTGGAAGTTCCGGAATTATCACTACCTTTGCTCTCAGAAACAGTGTTCTGCGGAGTAGCCGTGTCATTCCGCTCGCTTCCATTGGAGGTCTCGCCAGTGTCCGTCGTATTGTCGAGGGCACTGTTTTTCTTTTCAAACACCGTGAGGAGCCACGTCTTCCTCTGGTCATCCCAGGTAAGGCGAACCGCAGCCCTGTACTTCTCGCTCTCAAGATTGATTCTGTTCTCACTCTTGGAGACGATGTGCATGTCGTTGAGGATCTCTTGCAGCTTATCGACTACCTCCGGATGATACTTGACCAGCTTTGCAAGGCCGTAACCATCGCTGTGCCCGGTGCCTTCATCGCCCCACACGAGGTCGATGGCTCCGATTTCTGGATGGGAGAGGGCACCGATGGCTTCTCCTTCCCGGAGCTCCATGAGTTTCTGGATGGCCTCCTTAGCCTTCCCTTCGTATCCGCGGAGAATCGTTCCGAATGGTCCGGTCTCCCGCTTCTCCTTCGAGAACATCACCTGTCCGCGCATGACGGACTCCTTCATCGAAGGCGTGACCTCGATGGAGTGAGCGTCCAGATACAGGCCGTTAGAGAGAGAAACAAGAATATCCTTGGTCGAGGCTCCCCACTTCTTGCCGTACTTATTTGCAAAGCGGGGGATTATGTCGTCGTAGAAGCCCTTCATGCCCTCTGCACCGATACGAAGGTTGTCACCGGAGATCGTGCCAGGTCTGTCCATTGAAAGGATTCTTGCAGCAAGATCCTTACCGACATAGTCTTCAAGATTCTTGTCGGTCAAAGTACCATTTCCATTTTCATCAAACTCAAACGGAGTATCGGGCCGGACATTATTCTTGTAGTTTATTTCAACCTTAACACCTTTTCCATTGGACCCAAACTCGGTCTTCTCTAAAGGCGTTACATCAATCGAATCAATTACTTTCCCGATGTCATATCTCTCAGCCTGCTGCTCTCCCAGAGTCCAGGCCACGACATCGTATCCCTCTTCTGCGGCATACCGGAGCATGCGCTTGAAGGCCAGCTCGTGCCAGTTCTTCTCGAACGGTGCTGCGGGAGCGGCCTTGGAGAGTTTCTTGTATTCGTTGAGGTCTTTATAGTGCTGCTCGTTGGTGATAGCCTCTTCAAGTTGCATGATGTTTTGCACTCCGTAATAACGGAACATCTGCTGCACCCGCTCCTTGGCCTCTTCCAACTTTTCGAGGTCCTTATAGCCACCATCTTCCCTCGCATCCTGGTGACGCTTGGACTGAATCTCGTCGATGAAGAGGACACGCTTGCGGACCTCGTTGTAAGAGAGTTTCTCGCGGTACTTATCCTTCACACGCTCGACGGCCTCCGGCAGCGTCTCGAACTCGCCGAAGATTCTATCGGCAGGTCCGTGAACCACGAAGGAGTTGCGCTTCGTGTTGTGCGAGATGAAGTATCCGTCCAGACCATCAACGTCCGGATAGTACAAATCGTTCTTCGCCACGAACTGACTGCCGTCTTCCTTCCTCCAGTTCTCTGCAGCAGGGACCCTGGCCACCATCGCATCAATTTCCTCTGGAGTGAATCCTCTGCGGACAGCGGCATCGCCGAAGCGCACCCAGGCGATTGCACGCCCCTTACCGGCATCGCCGAAATGCACGTGGTCATTTTGTTTGTAAGGCTCAATCGTCGGGACGGTCAATGCTATTTCCTGCTTGTTCTCCAGGCCGTCGGTCGTGTAGTTGAGACGGGTGCTATCGGCAATCTTCGTTCTCTCATCACCTGCGAAATACTCGTTGAAATCTTCCGTATCAAAGGAATAAGGGTCATAGTTGTAGTCCAACTCTCCATCTTCAATATAGAAGCCCAACTCGAAGTCATCGCCATATTCATCCTTCATTGCTTGCATAAGGAAGGCATCCAAGCCCTCATCGCTTTCGCCAATGGCATCATACCCTGCTCCGGATTCTTTCAACTCATCGACTTCTTCCTGAAGTTCGTCAAGGCTCTTGCCACGTGCGATGCGCTCCGTCACGTCGTCAATGAATGCCTGCTCGGTATCCACGTGTTCCGCATAGTGCGTCTCCTCGATGACAATCTCATTCTTGCGGATGAAGTCGTGCACCTCCTCCTTGGTGATGGTCTTCTTGTCAGAAGCACGGAGCCAGTCGGAAAGGCCAATCCACTTGTCTTCACCGGCCTTCAAGCCGCCTTCCTTCTCAAGCATCTTGAGCCACTGTTCCGGAGTGGCCTTCTCCATCTTGATGTTGTCCAGAGCGTTCTCTGCGTTGGAGATGAAGATATGCTCGTCGGCGTTGGTCTTCGAGAAGCGGATGTCCTTTCTCTCAGGGTTGAACCGCCTGGACAGGGGAATAACATTGCCGTTGTCGTCGTAGGTGACGGGATCGGCCAGCTTGATTTGGTTCGACGTTCTTACGACATACTGGGCAAACTCAGAAGACGGCTTATACTGTTCTTCGAGCCGGTCAAATAGTTGCGAGTACATCTTTGAGTATCCGATGTTAATAACACCGTCTCGATTATCACGGTCCATCAAATCGTTAATGTCCCACGAATCATAATACTCATTTTTTAACTCACTGTCGATGTCGATAGGTCTCTCGATATTGATGTACGCAGATACGACATGGGGATGAGGGAATAACTCTTTCTTTGCCTTTTCGTATGCCTCCTCTTCGTATTCCGATTCCTCGCGCTCATTTGCAACCTCCCACGCCTCGTCAGGATCAAGCCCATATTCATTGACCAGGATTCTCGCCATCGCTTCCGCGATTTTCTCGCCGTTGTCGCTGAATCCGGGCATCGTGTATAATTCTGCAACCTTTGGATCGTCCGTGAAATAGAATCCGCGGCCCATTCCGTTCTCGTATCCGAATTCAGGACGTTCAAACACATTGAAGTCCATGCCGGTTCCGTGATAAACTTTTTTCAGCTTACCATCTTCATCGCGGACCATACTGTTCGGAAATGCACGTTCAGCAGCCTCGTCAACCATTCTCTGAGCTTTCTCCATGTCTCCGGCTTTGACGGCATCCAGGTAGTCCTTATCCTGCTGCTCGCTGACAACCTTGGAGAACCTCACGCCTCTGTCGCTGTTCAGCCAGCGGTTGTACGCGGCACGGGCAGGAGCACCGGCGGCAATCTTCGGAGGAAGGATCTCCACGCCACGCTCCACGAGCACCGGCAGCAGTCCAGGAGGCACGATGTCAAAGGTGACACCTCTGTCCTTGAACTCTTCCACCCATTCGTCGGCGACCTCTTCCCAGGGAACAATGCGCATCGGCTTATCCCATCTGGAGAGGATCAGGTCTCCGTTCGTCCACTCATGTCTTCCGACAGAGAGCGCAGCCTTTTCAGCGTGGTATTCGCCCTTCAGCTCGCTTGCCGGATACAGGGTTTCGACAAAGACCAGGTTGTCACGCTTCCACGCCTGGGTGAACTGCTTGTTGATTTTGGAAGGACGGATGTGAATGTACGGATTATAGTCAACCGATTCGACACTCCCCAGGCCGTCAGGCTTGATGAGGTTAATCTTGCCGTCATCGGTGGCCATGTCCGGATTCTCCTCTGCCTGCTCCCACTCGTTAAAGGCGAACGGAGCAGTACGCACGCTCTTCTGGCCCTTCTTTCCCAGCTTGTCGGCCATAGGAGAACCAAGAGTGCCGTCCGGCTTCATCACCACGTTTCGGTATCCGATTTTGGTTTCGCCCTTCTCCAGCTCGTCCAGGAGCTTCTGGTCCGTGACCTTGGAGAATCTGATGCGAGACTGTTCCTTATCTTCGGCCGGCCACTGATTCAGCTTCGAGTAGCGGACATGCTCCATGATGCGGGCATCCTTCGGGTCGAAGACAACGTAGTTATTAGCGGAATGGTCTCCGTGCGGATCCCCGTAGTTGGTGGGGACCTTGATGCCGGTATAGCCCAGGTCGTGCAGGAAGCGGGTGCTCTTGAGCCCCACGCCGTCGTTACCGAGGTAAGCGTCCAGGGTTCCAAGGATGGTCTCACCGCCCATGTAGGAGAAAGCCTGGTTCAGCTCGTCGTCCAGGATGTCCGCGATCTTCGCGGTGTATCCGGAGTTCGGGTCGGACAGGAGCCTGGCACGGAGAGCGGCCTTGATCTTCATCGCGTCCTCATGCGGGATTTCCTCGCCGTAAGGGAGATAGTTGTGGCCGTTGTCGCCAGGAATCTGCACGGTATAGAGATGGCGCTTGCCCTCGTGGTTGAGCTGCTCGTACTTATAGTCGATTGCGTTCTTGACCTGCTGCGCCTCCGGGTCGTACTTGTAATCGCCCGTCTCAAGCATTTCGCGGTAGATCTGCGCAAACTTCTTGTGCGTGTCACCGCTCCAGGTGCCGGCGAACTGCTCGGCCATAGCCTCGTGCTTCTCTATCTTCGCAGGATAGCCGGCGCGGATTTCTTGCAGCCTGGCCTCCAGGCGGTCAATGCCGTCACGGACTTCTGCCAGCCGCCTACCGAGAGCGACATCCGCATAGGTCTTTGCGATGCCGTCCACGTCGGTAACGTAGATGCCGGGGCCATAGACATAGGTCCCTTCACCGCTTCCGAGGAACTGGAGGTCGAACCGCTCGAAGGCCGCGCCGGTGCCGTGATAGGTCGTAAGAGGACTGGCCTCCTTGGAGAAGAGGACGGTCTTGCCGTCTTCGTTCTTCTCCTCGATGACCTCGAACACCTTCTCCATCAGCGGGCCGAAGGTGGACTTGATCTCTTCGGTAGTCGGGTAGGGGAATCCGGCCAGGGCCTCCGGAGTCTTCTTGTACTCCTCATAAGGCATCGGGACCTCGCCCCGGTCCTTCATGCGGGCCTTATAGAACACGTAGCCCATCCGCATCCAGCTCTCTGCCGTCGCGTCATCGACACCGCGGACGAGGAAGTGGTCGCTCTCGCCCTTCTCGGCGATCTTGCGGTCCACCCACTCCGCGAAGAGTCGGGCCGTCATCTCCCAGTCGCTGCCCCAGTAGTCGCCCTTCTGGACGCTACGCCGGCCGTAGTCGGACTGACGGATAGCCTTGGTCAGCTCGCTGAATGCACGTTGAACCTCCGGACGTGCGCCCGGAATCTGGGAGGCGGTGATGAAGCCGTGAGCGATGCCGCCACGACGGGCAAAGTAGTTATCCAGCGCATGCCACCACTCGTGTGCGAGGGAGCCTGCGCCCCTGGTCTTGGTGAGGTTGATAACGACCTCGTTGCTTTCATAGTGCGCGTTCGCGCTGCCGGACCCACGGGCACCGAATGCAAGGCCCAGCTCTCCGTTCAGGGAGAGAGCGGCAGGAGAGACACCCAGCACCTCGGCCAGGTTCATGAACGAGTCGTATGCGTTGTTAAGAGCCGCCTGGCGGTCACGGTCGTTGGCCCAGTTACCGAACTGTACGCCGCGGAAGCCGAACACCTTGTACTCTTCCTCGCCGACATCCTTACCCTTGCGGTAGTCCTTGCCCTTGCGGGAAGAGGCATCGCCGTCGAAGTACACAAACTCGCTGCGCTTGCGGGCCATGTCCTTCAACATCGACTCGTATTCCGCACGGTGCGCCTCCATGTACTCCCTGGCTTCCCTGGAGGTCTCAAAGCCGCCCTTCAGCAGCTCGGCTCCCATCCAGAAGCCCTTATCCTTCGCCCACACGCCGTAGGTGCCCTTGCTGTTCTCGTAGTACCAGGCGACGTAGAGCTTGTCACGCTTGTTCACGGTCTCGCCCTTGGACTCGCGGGACTTCTGGAGCGACTCGTTGAACTTGGTGTTCAGGTCCTCATGGTTGTAGCTGATGGCGGTGGCAGCCTCTTCGACTGAGCCGTACTCACCTTCAAGTTGGTGTTCCTCGCCGGTGGCCGCGTTGATAGCCACAATCTTGAACCTCGTAGGCTTCGCCCAGACCTGCGGCTCATAGATGGCTTTCTCAAGCTGCTCAGCGTTCTGGTCCGGGTACTGCTTCTTTGCAAATTCCAGAGCGGCATCGTGGCTGTCGAACTCCTTGGAGTCGATGGCGAAGCCGCCGCGACCGCCCCTCTTCGTGTAGGATACGATAAACTTGCCGGAGCCGACCTTGGTGTCGCGGATTCCGCGGATCTTGAATGCGGATTCCGGATGGTCGATGTCGTCCACGCCCATCTGGAGCTGGACCAGGTACGTCGCCTGGGACAGCGCCTCATCGACGGAGTGAGCGAGCTCGTAGCCGTAATTGCCGGACTTGACCGTGTAGCTGCGACCCAGGTCGTCGCACTTGATGATCGGGAACTTGATGCGGCCGTTCACGTCAGGGTCGTATCCGGTGCTCTGGAAGACGCGGTAAGCGACGTAGATGGGATTCAGCGGGTAGAGCTCGCCAATCTGGATGCCCCTGTCGCGGTTCCACTCCAGGATCTGATTGCGATGGGCATCGGCCGCAACCTTCACCTCGTTCGGTACGTTGGCCAGGTTGTCGATGATGGCCTGCTTGCCGACAGCGTCAGCGTTCAGGTAGTCGAGAACGACCCTGGCACGCTGCGCCTGCTGTCTCGCCCAGTCCACGATTTCCTGGTCGCGCCGCTTGGACTTCCAGCTTCTGTCCTTGAGCTTGACAGGCTTGGGAGAGCCCTGGATGAGCCAGGACACGGCATCGACAAGACAGGCATCCTCCGGGGTGATAACGCCGTTCTCTACGAGTTTCTTGGTGTTCGGACGTTTGAATGCCTTTGCGAGAGGAAGAGCCACGAAGCTCTCCTCGGTAGCGTCTTCGAGAGTCTTTGAAAGGCTGCGGAGCTCGTCCTTGCGAGCACCGGCAATCTTCTCGCCGAAGTCCTCAATCTGGCGATTGGGACCGGTCTTTATTTCTCCGCCGCCTCGTTTTGCAGGGCTTGCTTTGCCGCCTTGAGCAGGTCGATTTCCTTCTGATCCCAGGTTCCCTCCGGGGACTTCTCCCGTATCTCCACCATTTTCGACTCCACTTCCTTGCTCACTGTCTTGGAAAAGCGTAACCTGCCTTGCTGAAGATAGAGATTCACTGTTTCGTTGCTCATTGTCAAGGGTTTTTACAAAGGTAATAATTTCTTCGTTATCAATGCCGGCCTTCCGCAGCTCCTGCTCGAACACCTCCGGGGTGTCGCACTTATAGGCGAGGTCCATCGCCATAGAGAGGAACTCGTCGGACAGGGTGATGTCGTCCTTGCTCTCATACCAACGGCCGGCCTTCCACTGCTTCATGGCGTTCCAGATGGCCTTGCGGTCGAATCCGGGGAGTCTCGCCAGCTTCTCGTCCAGGGCATCGACCAGCGTGATGCCGTGCTGACGCTCGTGGACGTATGCGCTCACGCCGTCCTCCAGGGACTTGATCTCGTCGGCGATGATGTAGATGCCCTTCTCGTCGAACGGGATGAAGAAGGCGCGGTTGGTGTCGCGGTTGGGGTTGTCCAGCTCAAGACCGTCACGCACCTCGTTGATGACGCTCTCGTCCAGACCGTCCTTTGCAAGCTGCTCCAGGACGTTATCATAGTTCACGACGTGCGCCGGGTGCTTCTCGTCGGCCACGGTGCTGAGCTTATCCTGAAGGGCCTCAGTGCGCAGACTCATGGCCGCGCTGCGGTCCTCTGCGGTGACAGCCTTTGCAAGTGCTTCCTCAGCAGCATCCCACTTCTCCTGCGGGGTCCTGGGCTTCGGTGCCGGTTTCTTCTCGGCCTCGATCTCCTCCACCGGACGGCCGGTGACGAGAGACGTGGCTTCGGCCACGGTGCGGTCCTGCTCGCGCTGCTTTGCCATCTGCTCCAGCTCCTCGGGCGTTGCATACCAGTGGAACATCGGAGAGGTCCAGTTGGAAGGCATAGTGTTCATGGCGAGCGCATATCCCTTCTTCCCTTCGGCCTGCAACATGAGAGACTTGCCGGCGGATCCAAGCGGCTTGAACGTGATCTTGCCGCCTATCTCATCGACGGCGCGAAGGAAGTTCTCCAGACCCTCTGCATTGAAGGCACGCATCTCGCCACCGAGCGGAACGATTATCTTCGCATCCTTGAAGTTCTTGCCCTCCAGCTCCTTCACGCCGGCCACGAAGGACGCGAGGTGTTTCGCGTCGATGCCGGAGTCCTCACCCTTCTGGAGAAGCTCGCGCCACTTCGGATACATGGCTTCGATGACGTTCTTCTTCTTGTCGATGATCTTGCCCTCGTTCTCCTTCTGGTAGGAATCCTTGACGGCCACGAGGATATGCGAATCGCTGGCGACCTTATAACCCTTGTCGTGGAAGATGCCGGTCATGGCCGGGCGATGGTCGTCCTTCTTGATGAACTTCCAGATGTCGAACTTGCCCTTGGGCTCCGAGGACGGCATCTCCGGATGAGCATCGAAGTACATCTGGCGGTATTGCTGCGCCTCTGCGCTGGACCGGGCCTTCTCCCTTGCGTTACGGACCAGCCCCTCCACGGTGCGCGGAAGATCCAGACCTAAACCAATTTCGAGACGCTCCAGGACATCCTGAGACGCGCCCTTGAGAAGGTCGGCAACATCCTGACGGAATCCGGATTCGTCCGTGTGCTCCCATTCGTAGTTGCGGCCCTTGACGGTCGAAGGCTTATCATAGCGCATCTTTCGGATGAGCATCACCAGCGGTTCAATGGCCTTCTTCGCTTCCTGCTCGAAGTCTTCCGGATGGACCTTGCCGTCCTCCACCTTCTTCTTGAGTGCGCCGATATTGTCATTGACGGCCTTGACAACGTTCTCAGGAGATCCGTACTGCTCCAGCTTCTTGGCGTAGTCATCGGCCAGCTTGTCGATGTAGTTCTTCACGTAGGGCATTATGCCGTCGCGGGTGTCTTTCGTGGTCTCCGCGTTCATCAGCTCACGTGCATTGACATCCATTTCCAGGATGGCGTTCTTCACATATAGCGCCTCCGGGAGCTTGTATCCCTTTCCGTCCGGCGCTGCAATGACCTTATCAAGAGCGTCCTTTGCCCCCTTTAAGGTAGTAGGAAGCTTTACATCCTTCTTTGGAGCCGCAGGCTCCTGGGCAGGCTCCCCGAAGTCAATAGTACCCTGCGTAGGTTCGACAGCAGCAGGCTCTTCAGGTGCCGCTTCGACAGGAGCCTCACCGTTGCGTCGGCGGATCTCATTCTCCAGGTCCAGTACTTTCTTCGCATCGTTAGTTGCTGCTTCGTTGAATCCCTTCACAGAAAGGCCGTCGAAGCCCTTCTCGTTGTAGTCAGGCTTCGCCTTCAGCGCCTCGGCCTTCGAGGTGTTGTCGGCCTGGGAAGCCTTGAAGAAGTCGAGCGCGGACTTCAGCTCGTCGTCCGTGGCCTCTTGCAGGTTCTTGACGGTTTTGAAAGCCTTGCGGTAGTTCTCTTCGTTCAGCTCTACGGGGGCCTGCTCCACCGGCTTAACGGACTTGTACTCGGCGAAGGGTTTCGTCTTGCGGTGAGAGCTGTCCACCCACTTCTTGAACTCGTCACGGGTGACCTCGGTGATGTTGCCCAGGCCCTGCCATCCTTCCTCGTAGTTGGAGAGATACGCGGCCTTCGCCTCGTCCAGGGAGTTGAAGCCGTACATCACCTTATGCTCGTCGAACTGGCCAGTCTTGGGATCCACCTGGTCCACGACAAAGATGTTGCCCTGCTCAGGATTGTCGGAGAGGAACACGTCGATATGGTCGCCGTCAACACCCTCTGTCCTGCGAAGGTATCCGTAGGTGTTGTTCATCTTGGTCTCCCACGCCTTGCCGTCCGGAGACGTACCGCGGCGCACGGAGCCCTTCGGGTTCTCGATGGAGATGTCGAACCCGTCCACGGTAACGTGGCCCATCTTATAGTTGCCGGCCTCCTTCTGGGCCTCGGTGGGCTCGGTGTTGACCTGGGCTTCCGCTTCAGCGATTGCCTGCTGCGTCGGAGTGACCTCTGTCTGTTCCGGTGCGGCCGGTGCTTCCTCTGCGAAGTCGGTGTAGAGCATGCCAATGGCATTGCGACGGAACTTATCCTTCGCTTCCGGAGAGATCAGCTTATCGAGCGCGTCAATCTTGCTGGTGAGGTCCTTGTATTCCTGGTTCTTCTTCAGCTCGCGGTCTCGAATGTCAATGGTGGCATTATGCAGACCAACCTCGTCCACCCTCTCTCCCTTTCTGCTCTTGTAATCCAGGTACTCTTTCTCTGCGGCCCTCGTGGTCGCATCGACGATCTCGGAGACTCTCTTCTGCAACGCATCGCGCTGCTCGGAGATTCCCTTCTTATATTCGTCCCACTGGCGAACAACCTCGTCGTAGTACTTGTCTGGATATTCCACTCCGGGCTTGTGGTTATACATCGCATCGGAGTAGTCTTTCTTATCCTTACCGGAAAGGATGTCTGCAATCCTGGAAGACACAACAGCGTCAGGACCGCTGGGAGCGACGGCGGCCGGATCAGCAGGAGCCTCTACCTTCTCTATAACGTCTCTGATAGGGACAGAGGTTGTAATGCCATCGCCGACATCTACGATGATGTTCCCGCTGATCTTAGCGTCCTTCCCCTGTACCGTCACCATAGCGGTCGTCTCTTCCCCTTCATACATCATGCGGATCTTGATAACGTCGCCCTTCTTTATGCGGGTCGCGGGAGTCGCAGAGGTCTCCGGCACTTCCGTTCCAGCGGGCTCTTCCTTGACAGCAACCTCGGCGGGAACCTCTTCGGCTGGCTCAGCCTTCTCCGCTTCCAGCCGGGCCCTCTCTGCGGCGTTTGCCGCCTCCTTTTCCATCTGCTCCTTTCTGGCGATGTTCGCCTTCCGCGTATAGTCGAAGATGTCCGTCGGACGGACAGCGGCCCGGAATACGTTGACGATGGCATCGCGGACGGCCTGAGTGTCGGCCTGGTCTGCGTCGCCCATCCTGGGGACGAGGCCGGTCTGGTCGTCGGCCGCGATAGCCTCGGCAAGACCCTGAAGACTCATGCCCTGTCCTCTCTTCGCCCAGAACGGGAAGAATCTCTTGAGCTCGGCTTCGGACATGCCGGTCTCGCGCTTGAAGTCCTCCTTGTCAAGAGCATGCTCCATGCCGCGGAAGCCGTTGGCCACGACTTCCTCCAGGCTCATCGGCTCTTGCAGCGCCTGCTCTTCCAGACGGGCCGCACGGTCGGCTCTCTTCTTTGCCTCAGCGATGTCTGCATCTGCAAGGTCCTTGACTCCCTTCCAATAGTCGTATGCGTCCTGGAAGGGTTTGTGCGCCTCCAAAGCCTTGTTCTTTGCGGCACGGTATTCAGCAGGGGAATCGTAGTTCTCCGGCTTGATTTTGTCAACGGCGGCCTGAGACTTCTTGAGAGCTTCACTGGTCCGCTTCACCTTGCCGGCGATGAACCCGTAAGCCTCTTCGTCGTTGTCGAAGTCCTCATCGGAATAGATGTCCTCGTATGTCGCCTGCGTCGGAGCCTGCATGTACTGCTTACGGCCCTGAGCATCCACAGGGATGACTGGCTGTTCGGTCTCTGTCGGTTCAGCAGGAGCCGCCGGAGCCGGCGCGTTCTCGATAGCATCCGGAGAATTCGCGTCAGCAGGAGCCGCCACAGCCTTATCGAATTGGTCTCGCATCTCCTGCAAATGGTCGATGTAGTTTCCGAGACGCTTGAGGTTGTAGGCGTTGACGAGGCTCTGAATCTGGTCCTTCGGCATCGGAGTGATTACCGGGCTTCCGTCAACGGCCGCATTATTCAGCACGACGTTGACGGTGCCGTCGCCGTTATCAACCACACCATTCTCGTTAGGAACGACCTTGACGGGAACCTCGTGGCCCTCGTCGGTAAGAAGGAAGTATTCATCGCCCGGATTGAAAGTGACGATGCCGTCTATCTGGTCTGACGCTTCCTGGGCAATCCCGTTGCGCAGCTGCTCGGCGACGGTCTGCTTCTCCAGCAGCGGGTCGATAGCATCATCCACGGAAAGGAAGTCATCGACCGGGGCAAAGAACAGCTCGCCGCTCTCTGCGTCCCGGACCAGCAGGTCGTGCATGCTCCTGGACCTGTCGATGCCGGAGCCGTCTTCGAGCATAACAATGTTACCATCTACGACGTACACGCGCCGGTCATCCTTCAAGGTAGCAGGATGGACGAGGTTGTCAGTCTTGGACGTGTTGTCATCAATGGCAGTGGTGGCCGCGATAATCTTGCGGCTGATGTCGTCACGGATACCCTCGATCATGCCGCGCCGTGCGGCTTTCGCCTTTAGGTAGTCCAGGACGGTCTCTTTCTGCTCCGGAGTCCAGTTCTCGTTCTCGTAGTAGAACATCACGTTCTCCTCGGAAACATCATCCAGGCCGGTCTTTTCCTTCAGGAGCTGGCGCTGGTACTCGTACATGTTCTGGGCATCGTGGCGCTCGGAAGGCTCGTGTACGTTATATCCTTCCTCGTATGCGTTGTCTGTCTGGTACTGGACCTCGGCCTCCTCCACCTGGGCGAAGGTCTTGCGGCCCAGGGAACGGAGCCGCTTGCGGAATTCCGCCTTATCCATGCTCTCCAGCTTTCCGTCAACGAGGACCTCTACGGTCCCGCCCTCGCCCGCGTCGAAGGCTTCGACATCGCCCTCGCCCGCAAGCGGGGCCTTGCCCTGGCGGTCAACCTTCACGAACTCGTCCGTCTTCTGGTTCCACCAGTCACGCGGCCGGCGGATGGCGCGGCCGTCTATGCCGACAACCTCGACCATTACCGGCTCACCACCGTCGCTCTCCATCTCCGCGAACATGATGCCGCCCTGGTTCTTCCACCTGGCGCGGTTGTTACGGATCTGCATTCCCTGGCTCGCGGCACCGAGCGTGGCTCCGAGAAAGACACCATCACGGAATCCGGCAAGCGAGCTCTCCAGGATATTCGTGAGGGTAGGGTAGTCCTCCGGATGCTCATATATCATCGGGACCATCGTCTGCATCGTGGACATGGCAGACATCGTGGCACCATGAGCGGCGATGTCGCCCAGATACGTCCGGAAGTTGAACTTCATGCCCAGCTCCTTCGATGCACGGTTGAAGAGTTCCTCGGCCTCCTTCGCCGCAAGCGAGTTCTCGTCTGCAAGAGCGGCGGACAGATTCTTGGCCGCCTGGCTCTTCGCCGTGTTGAAAAGTCTCCCAGTATAGCGGTTGAACGGAATCTTGCCGGCCGCGTACATGATGGCGGCATCGGTGAGGCCGGCAGACCACACCTCGTTGTCGGTTGCGCCGTATTCCCGCGCACGGTTCATGGTCTCGCCGGCGGAGGATGCGGCCATCAGGCCGAAGGAGCCCTTGCCAATCCACTCTGCATATTTAGGATTCTTGGTGACGGCGCTGAGACCGATGGCCGCCGCCGAAGGAAGAAGCATGGGGATCTGCTGGCCGAGCCAGGCCCCGAAGCCCTTCGTCTCCTTCGCCTGAGCGAGACCCTCGGATGCGTAGTTCATCATCCTGTCGCCCAGGGAGAGGTCCTCCGCCTTCTCTTGCAGGATGCGCCTGGCCTCATCCACATTGCCGCCGGCCCGGTCGAGGGCCGTGGAAATCATCTTGTCAATGTCGGAGTTGTGTTGAAGGCGCTCTATCCCCTTCATGTATCCGCCGGCCTGCTTCTCCACAGACTTCGCGTATTCCTCGTATGCGGCACTCCCCACGCTGTTCTTGATGAGCTCCCTGCGCTTCTCCTTGTCGGACAGGTTGGGATCCATCATGATTCTCTCGCGCATGGCCACCGATTCGGGGTCGGCATACCGCTCGTTGGGCCCCAGACCCTCTGCGACCCTGCGGTCCAGCTCGTCCAGTGCCTCCTGCGCGTTGCGGCTACCCCACGAAAGCGGATTGAAGACATTTCGCCCGGAGAAAGACTGCGCGGCCTCACCGAGAAGGTTGACCGTGCCGTAGTACATGTTCTTCGCACCCTGGGCGAGTGCCGGGAAGAATCCACGGATGCTATCGTCCTTCTTCAGTCCGTTCGGCTCGTCGTCGAAGTTGAGCGTCACGTCTTCTTCAGGAGCTGCCTGCTGAACGACGGGGCTCACGCTGTCCTTCTGGACCGGGACCTCCGGCACCCGCTGCGCTTCAGGCTGCATGCGGACGGCCTGGGTCTGGTCCCCCATCGGACGAACCAAACGACCGGAGAATTCCTCAAAGGTTCCCAGGTCGTTGTATCCATCCCTCACAAGGGAATCGTAGAGCTTCCTCCGGTTGTTTTCGTCTTGCAGTCTGGTTCCGAATTCGTCAGATGTTCCAAGGTTGTTGTACCCGTCCTTCTGCAAGGCGTTATACAGTTTGAGAATGTCGTCGTTCATGGGGTGTCAGTGGATATGGTTACCAATCTATGCTCTTGCCTTCGCCTTTCTGCTGGGGCTGTCCTTTTTGACCGGAAAGTTTGCGCAGCGCCTCCTGAGTCTCCTTGGACTCGGCCACATTAGCGAAGACGACGGTGAGCATCTGGTCGGACGTGAGCGGCTCGTACTGAGGATTGCCGCTGGCATCGGTGACGGGCGTGCCGTACTGCGTGGTGATCGCCTTGCCGTGTGCGCTGTTGCGCACGGATTCCGGAAGAGTATTGAAGAGGTACGATATGTTGGCGGCGTTGAGATCGGCCTTCGGAAGGGAGATCGTCTCGTTGCCTCCGATGAGGAAGTTGATGTCCTTGCCCTCGGACTGCCGGGCCAGGTTCGCCTGGGAGAGACGGTACTTCTTCTCTTCCATCTTCTCCGTGAACTCCAGGTGCTTCGCGTTCTGGTCGAAGGTCTTCTGCCAGTTCTCCTGGCTCTGCTTGTCGTTGGCAAGGAGACGGTCCCACTGCCGGTCGTTCTGCTGCTTGGTGTACTCGAACTGCTTCAGCCAGTTCTCCTGCTGCTGCTGGGCCTGCTTCTGCTGGAGAGCCATCTGCTCCCTCCAATGCGCCTCCTGGTCGCGCATGCCCTTGAGACGGAGATAAGCGTCGCTGTATGCCTTTGCATTCTGACGGCGCTCGTTGTTGAGCTTATCCCAGCGGGCGCGGGTCTTGGCCGACATGGATGTCTGCGGGGAATCGTTGGCGATGCCCGTCTTTCCGGCATAGTAAAGGCCGGCGAGGGCAGAAACGCCGTCACCGACCGCGGAAAAGATGTTCTCCCACTTCTCGTTCTTCTCCCGCCTGGCGCGTTGCTCCGGTGTCTCAGGAGCGTCATAGCCCATAGCGGTGAGGATCTTCTGGAGCCGTTCCCCTTCCTCCGGCTGATGAAGA